GTAACAAACATAGATATATACCTTAAAGAGGGTGATTTACTTGTAAAACTAGATAATGGATATACAAAGCCTTTACTAGAATTAATAGAAGTAAATACAAAATTAGAAAAAGCAATAAATGAGTTAAATAAAAAGTCTTAATGTAAGCAGGTGATTGTTCAATGGAAAATCCAAACTCAATAATAAAAAAGTTACTGTTTGTATTAAATAGACTAGATATAAACTATAAAATGAGTACAGTTCAGTATTATAATAAAGATAGAGATAAGATGACTACTAAGTATACTATATATAAGATCCATCCAAAAAGTGATGGAGAAGATTTTTATAGTACAACTGATGTAGTTATATTTTTGGCCAAAGAATATAAATATGAAAAATCATTAAAGGAAGGTGGAATAATTGGAGAATGAGAAAGAAAAAAAACTAACTAGAAAGCAAAGGTTGTTCTGCCAATACTACATAGAGAGTTTAAATGGAACGCAAGCATATGTTAAAGCATATAAAAACGATAACATAGATACTTCTAAAGTGAATGCTTGTAAACTACTTAAACAGCCTTCTATAAGGTTATATATAGATGAAATATTAGAACAAAATAAAAGTGAACTTGTAGCAAGTGGAAATGAAGTTATGATTTATCTAACTGAAGTAATGAGAGGTAACGTAAAGGACCAATTTGATTTAGATCCTCCACTAAAGGAAAGAAACAAAGCAGCTGAGTTGCTTGGTAAGAAATATGCCTTATTTATTGATAGGAAAGAGATTGACTTACCACCTGCAATTGAAAGCAAGTTAGATAAGTTAATAAGTAACATAGATAAACATAAATAGTCTATTAGATAACGAGGCAATAATATGGAAATATCAGATAATTATATGGACTTTGTAACTAACGATTCTAAAGTTGATGTATTAGAGGGCACAACTGCAGCAGGAAAAACTACAATAGCATTTGACATTAAATTTATGTATATGGTTGGAAAATCAGAATTTAAAAAGCACTTAATAGCAGGTGAAAGTATTGGTACTATAGAAAGTAATATATTGAACTGTGAAAATGGTTTACTTGATATTTGGGGCGAAGAACTACAGTATTTTCCTAATGGCCACGGATCAATTCGATTACCACATTTAAAACTTAATGATAATATAATTTATCTATGTGGATATTCAGATATATCCAAATTTAAAAAGATACTTGGAGGTCAATTTGGTGTAGTAGGAATAGATGAAATAAATATATCTAATATGGAATTTATAAGAGAAATATTTTTACCACGTTTTCAATATTTATTAGCAACGTTGAATCCTGATAATCCTGATAAAGAAATATATACAGAAATTATCAATCGTTGCAGGCCAATAGAAAAACATAAAATACCAGAGTATATATGGACTGAATTAAATAGGTCAATACCACATAAAAATTGGTTTTACTGGTTTTTTACATATGATGATAATCCAAGCATCACTCCAGAACGTAGAGAGGACTTATTAAGCTCTTTATTACCTGAGACACGTGAATATCAAACCAAGATATTAGGTAAGAGAACAAAGGGCACAGGGCTTATATTCTATTTAAAAAAAGAAAATATAATAACTGAAAAACAAGCTATGTATGATAACCCTGATGAACAAAATCCACTTAAATTAGTTAGAAAGCAATATAAACGATTTAGTTGTGGAGTAGATACTTCATATAGTAGGAAGTCGGATGATACGTTTACGTTCATATATCAAGGTATAACTAATCAAGGCGAATTGATAGTTTTAGATGAAAGAGTATTTAATAATAAAGATAGAGCAAAAGCAAATTTACCGTCTTTAAGTCCAAGTGATATAGCAATAGAGATTGATAAGTTCTTTATTGAAATGAATAATAAATGGGGAATATGTAATACAATATTTATAGATTCAGCTGATGCAGGAACAATATCAGAATGTATTAAATTTAAACGTAATAATGGTAGAAGTTATATTGTAGTAGAAGCATGGAAACATTTAAAAATTATTGATAGAATTAATCTTCAGAATGGTTGGATAGCAAAACTTAAATATTTAATAGCAGAAACCTGTGTAGAACATATTAAAGAACATAATAAGTATTCCTGGTTACCTAACAAGGACGAGCCTGAAGATGAAAACGATCATACTATTAACGGAAGTCAATATGGATGGATTCCATATAAAAATGAAATAGGGGTGTAGAATGGGAATTAAGGATAAAATAGGACAAGGTATAACAAACTTTATATATCCATATATGCAGAATTATTATAAGCAAAGGGGTGAAACAATGCCAAAACAATGTGATGAAAGAGAAAAATTTGAACTACAAGAAAAATATTTGTGGTTTTTAGGTGATGAAAATTTATTAGCAGACTTTTACCATACTAGAAGAATTACAACTAGCATAGTTGATACTAGAGCAGAATATTACTATTCTAAATTAGGTGCTAATATAAGAATAATACATAGTGGAATGCCTAGTTTGATTAGTTACTCAAAAGCAAGACTATTACAGTCAGGTGGAATCAAATTAAAAGTAGAAAAAAACGAAATAGAAGATGTAAATACTACAAAATTATTGAAAGCTATTTGCAAAGACAATAAAATAGATAGTATCATTAAAAATTCAATTACTACTGAAAGTTGGGGCAAAAGATTTGCGTGGAAAATAAGTAGTGATGTTGATATTAGTGAATATCCTATAATCGAAATGTATAAACCGTTTGATTATGAAGCTAACTATAAACGTGGTAGACTTCAATCAATTATATTTAAGAATCATTATGAAAAAGATAGAAACAAATTTGAACTTCAAGAGACTTATGGAAAAGGATATATAGACTATAAACTATTTATGATTAATGATAATAAGCTTATTGAATATCCTTTAAGCGAACTTATAGAAACAGCAGAGCTTAAAAGAGTGGATTTTGATAAGAAAATAATGTTAGCAAACGAAAAATGTCTTGATAAATCTGATTACTGTGGAATTATTAGTGAATTTGATGCTTTAGATGAGGCTTGGTCACAATGGCTTGATGAAATAAGATTAGCACGTTCTGAAGTATATGTACCTGAAATGCTAATGGAAAAGCAAGTATTTGATAAGTTTAGAAAAAACTATACTACACTTGGAACTGATATGCATGAGAACGGTGAAAATAAAATAACACACGTTCAGCCAGATATTAGAAGTACAGAGTATGCTAATACTGCAGTAAAAGTTACTAACAATATATTAGTTAATGTTGGATTAAGTCCTTATACTGTGGGAATAGATGATGCTGTAGGAGCAAATGCAAGTGGTGATAGTTTAACAAAAAGAGAAATGACTTCATTAAGAACACGTAAAGAAATGATTATAAGTTGGAAAGAGTTTTTAGAAGAAACATATACAATGGTTTTAATAGCATATGACTATTTCCAAAATAAATTGTATACAGAATATGATGTAGATGCAGAGTTTGGTAAATACATAAGTCCTACACAATCAGAGGTAATTGATGATACTAAAAAATTAAAAGATTCTAGTATTATAGATGTAGAGAAAGCATTAGATGACGTGTATGGAGATACTATCACTGATGAAGAGAAAACACGTATAATAAATAGTTTTAATATAATATCACCACAAGAATTAGATAATTTTAATGGTAACAATAAGAATATAACAGAATAGAGGTGATTAAATGTTATCACCAGAGTTTTTACAAAGCATATCACAAGATTTAGTAGAACTATATACATCAATGGAAACGGATTTAATGACTAACATAGCACGTAAATTGGCCTTAAATAAAGAAATGTTTATAGATACTGTAGATAAGACACGAAAGGTCAATGAGTGGCAGCTAGAACGTTTAAAACAAATTAAAGGTTTAACATTAGAAAATGCCGAGATAATATCAAAACAAAGTGGTGTATCTGTTAGGATAGTTAATTCAATATTTGAGAGAGCTTTAGAAACAGGTACAAAAGCTGATGAAACACTAATAGAGCAAGGTGTAAAAGCAGGTATATTAAACGAGATAGTACCTATAAATGAGAGTTCAAGAGTTTTAAAAGCATTACAATTAGCAAAATCAACTACTTTAACTACTTTAAACGCAGTAAATAAAAGTATACTAGCTAATTGTAATAAAGAGTATTTAATTATAGTTAATAAAGTTACTGCAAAAGTAGTTGCTGGTACACAAACAGTTAAGGAAGCTATGAAACATTCAGTTAGAGAGTTAGCCAATCAAGGTATTACTTCATTCACTGCTAAAAACGGTGCAAGATGGTCATCAGAGGCTTATATAAGTATGCTTACAAGTGCTAATTTAAAGAATATGGTAAACGAAGTACAAGAACAACGTATAACTGAATCAGGTGGAGATTATATTGAAATTAATTCATATGCAGGTGCAAGACCTAAATGTTCAATAGATCAAGGCAAGATTTATAGTTTATGTGGTAGTACCAAATCCATAGTTGATATTAATGGTAATAAGATTACACCACTAGCATGGAAAAGTAGCACATATGGTCAACCTGATGGAATACTAGGCATAAACTGTGGCCATCAACGATTTATATTTATACCAGGTTTGAGTGGATTTAATCGTGAAGAAATATCACAAGAAGAAAATACTAAAGAATATAAAGAAAAGCAACAACAAAGATTTTTAGAACGTCAAATACGTAATTCAAAACGTGAAAGAGCAATGCTAGAAGAAACAGGAGTTGACAGTTCTACAATAAATGATATTAAAAATAAAATATTTGTTAAACAAAAAGAATTAAAAAACTTCATTGAAGAAACAGGAAGAACACGAATACGTGCTAATGAATGGATTGGATAATAGGCATTGTGTAATAAAACATGGTGCTTTTTATATGCCTAAAAACGTGTGCAGGGGCTAATCTGCTAGTCATGGAAATTGTCGACAGACGTTAAATGGGAGGTATGTAATATGGCAGATGCAACAATAGTTGATACAAAAGTAGTTACTCAGACTACACCAGATGCTGAGGTAAAGACATTAACACAAGGAGAGGCTGACAAAATAGTTATTGATAGACTTGTAAGAGAACGTTCTAAATGGG